AAGGTAAAAAGAACAGAGCAAAAGAGACTGAAGATACTTTACTATTTTTCTGTTGGGATACAGACTCTTATCGTCTACTTAAACCGAGTAGTGTATCTAGCGTATTACCTCTCTCCTCTATTCTTAAAAATGAAGGTAGAAGATAATGGAGCTTTTCGAAGCCCCAGAGGCTTATTCGCGTGTAATACACTACGACGAAGTTAAAGAAGTGCAGGTTCGTCTCACTATTAATACTTTCCGAGGTATAGAATATATTCACCTCCGAAAGTACTATATGGATTTTGATGAAGAGTGGAAGCCAACACCAGAAGGTGTAGCTATGCCACTTGACTTTAATAATTCAAGAGAGCTGTTCGCAGGTCTTATAGAGATACTTTCTCTAGCAGAGTCCAAATCTGTACTAGAGGAACATTTCTTGGATTTAATTCAAGACTTGTATAAATAAATCTTGACTAATAGCTAAAACTGACGTATAATATCTTTTCAAATTTAGGAAAACATATGCGAAGCCTTTTAGACAATGCGAGTAAGTTATACTATGAAGGTTGTCCTATCCTTTCGGATAATGACTTTGACCTTCTTGCTGCTAAACACAATTATCATACTGTGGGATACACTGTTACAGATGCCATAGAGCACACATTTCAGATGTATAGTCTCCAAAAGTATTTTAATTTAGCAGATGCTCCATTGCTTCACGGATACATATGTACACCTAAACTTGACGGAGCTGCTGTATCCCTTCTATATATAGACGGGACATTCCAGTTAGCTCTGACACGAGGTGATGGCATTCAGGGTCGCGACATCTCAGATAAACTTAGGCTTATCGTCCCTAGTAGTATATCTACGAAGGGTGTAGTCCAGGTTACTGGGGAGATCGTTTCTCCTAAATCCATACCTAATGCTCGTAATTACGCTGCGGGTGCATTGAATCTTAAGGACTTGCAAGAGTTCAAGAGTAGAGATGTGACCTTCGTAGCTTACGACATGGTTGGGCACGATATGAGTACCTTTGAGAGAGTTATGGCTGAATTAAGCCAGGACGGGTTCAATGTTGTTACCTCATTTGATGCTAGTAACTATCCTACTGATGGTAAAGTGTTTCGCATTAATTGCTATAATACTTTTCATGAGATGGGATTTACTGCTCACCACCCTCGTGGGGCGTTCGCTCTTAAGGAGCAAGCGGCCGGTATTGTTACTACCTTGTTAGACGTTGTCTGGCAGGTTGGTAAGAGCGGGGTTGTAAGTCCAGTAGCTATACTAGAACCAGTTACGATTGGGGAAGCAACTGTTGGGCGTGCAACTCTGCACAATATTCAGTATATTAGAGAGTTAAATTTGGAGATAGGCTGCCAAGTGGAAGTTATACGTTCAGGGGAAATTATACCTCGCGTAGTTCGACGTATAAATGTTAGTCTACCTGAAGAAAAATAATTCTTGACAAAGATGTTTAAAAGCCGTATAATATACTTTCAATTTCAGGAGATACCAGATGATAGCAATCCAAGCCCCAACACATTGCCCAAGTTGCAATGCGGTTTTGGAAAGCGTCAACTATCTTCTGTATTGTCGTAACGCATCTTGCGGAGCGAAAATAGGAAAACTTATAGAACACTTTGCATCCTCTTTGAAAATCAAGGGACTAGGCCCAGCCACTATACGAAAGTTAGACATTCAAGAATTGAATGAGCTTTATTCGTTTGGAAGCTCTATGGAGCTTTCTATTCTCCTTGGGTCAGAGAGACTTGCAAGTAAACTAGAAGAAGAACTACAACGCTCACGAAATGCACCACTTAATGTGTTATTACCTGCTTTTAGTATTCCTCTTATTGGAAAAACTGCTGCACAAAAACTTGCGAAGGTCTGCAATACTATAAATGATATAGACTATGATAGATGTCGTGCTGCAGGTTTGGGAGAGAAATCTACCGCCAGTTTATTAAGTTGGTTAGAGCTAGAGTATCCTCTAGTGAAAGACTTACCTTTTAGCTGGGAGTTCGTAAAACCACAGAATACCTCTATAGTAAAGGGTATAGTATGTATAACTGGCAAGTTAGTCAGTTATAAAACGAAAGCCCTTGCACACGAAGCCCTTCAAGAGAACGGCTATGAGGTTAAAAGTAGTTTAACTAGAGATGTAACTATTCTAGTGAACGAAAGCGGAATTGAGTCCGCAAAAACTAAACAAGCCAGAGCTGCTGGCGTAACTATTGTAACTAATCTTTTAATTTTAACTGGAGAATAAATATATGTCCTCATTACCAAAATGGACCGAAGAACGTACCGCCCAATTGACAACCTTTATCGGTGACGAAAGTCCCGTCTCTCAAGCTTCTGTAGCTGCTGCTGCTGAAGACCTTGAAACCTCTACTCGTTCCGTTTCTAGCAAGCTGCGAAAAATGGGCTTCGACGTAGACTTGGCTTCTGCTGGTGCTTCACGCGCTTTCTCAGAAGCTCAAGAAGACACTCTGTCTGCATTCGTGCAAGACAACAGTGGTGAATATACTTATGCTGAAATTGCTGGTCACTTTGAAGACGGCGCTTTCTCACCTAAGTCTATTCAAGGCAAGATTCTGTCTATGGAACTGACTGCCCATGTCAAACCTGCTCCTAAAGTAGAGAGTGTTCGCACTTACTCTGTCGATGAAGATGCTGTGTTTGTTAAGATGGTCGCAGACGGCGCTTTCGTAGAAGACATCGCTGCCGAACTCGGTCGAAGTGTAAACTCTATTCGTGGTAAGGCTCTGAGCCTCCTCCGCGCTGGTGAGATTGACGCTATCCCCCGTCAGGCAACTACCAAGTCAGCCGCTAAGGAAGACCCTTTGGCTGGTATTGATAACATCGGCAGTATGACTGTTGAAGCTATCGCAGAAGCAATTGGTAAAACTGCTCGGGGTGTTAAGACTATGTTGACTCGTCGTAAAATCAGTGCTTCTGATTACGATGGTGCAGCTAAGAGTGCAAAAGCTGCGGGTTAATTCCTAGCAGTACTGTTTAAATAGCAGCCACTGGGTTTTACTCCGTGGCTGTTTAACATCGAATTTGGGAGAATTACGGTTAATATTGCAAGTGCATTAATAAATAAAGTGTTAACGCTTCAGGACTTTCAGACCTGGAGTGTTACTCATAGGCATTATCTGCCTGCTGAGTATCATGCACTTTATAATATAATTGATAAGCACTGCGAAAAGTTCCATGAAATGCCCTCATTCGATGATCTCAAACTTGAGATTCGGGATAGTGCTACTAAAGAAAAGTTGTATGCAATTCAAAGCGTTGAAGTTGACGCTGATGCATACATGCTTCTTCAGTACCTAAAGAACGAATATGCTCAGAAAGAGATACTCAACTCGCTCGAAGATTATATTGACAACAGTGTATCTTTTGAAGACGCACAAGAGTCAGTAGATCACCTACACCAGATTGTCCTAGACATTGAAAGTAAGGTTGATTTAGAAGATCCGCAAGAAAGTATGCAACGTATTGACTTGTTCGAGCCAGAAGAGGAACTAGAGAAGTATGTCCCTCTCGGTCTAAACGCTGAGTATGACTTATCAACACAATTCTCTCCCAGGGACTTGGTAATGGTAGGTGGTAAACGGGGCGCAGGTAAGTCTGTAATCTGTGCTAATATTGCACAGAATGTATTTGCTAGTGGTAAGTCTGCTATTTATTTCACTATTGAGATGGATAGCAGAAATATCCTGCAGAGATGCTGTTCTATTGCGACTGGTGTTCCATTCAATAGATTAAGAACCAAAAATCTTAGTCTGACTGAGTGGGAGAAAGTCGCAGGTTGGTGGGCATCTAGGTTTAAAGGTGGGCAAGACCGTTTGAAAGAGTATAAAGTCGACCGAGACTTTGCTAAGTTTCATCATAATCTAACTAACAACTGTGAGCTTCTCCCAACTCAACAGTTAGACGTAGTTTATGACCCGTCACTTACACTGTCCAAGATTAGGGCCGAGCTTGATAAAAAAGTGCGACCCCTGAATGTTGGTATTATCGTAGTTGACTATATAAACCAAGTAAAACGCTCTAACCTACCTTCTAGAACAGGTGGCCAGTACGACTGGACAGAGCAGATAGAAGTGTCTAAGGCTTTAAAGTCTATGGCACAAGAGTATGACGTTACCGTCTTCTCACCGTATCAGACAGATGCTAGTGGAGAAGCTCGTTTCGCAAAGGGTATTTTGGATGCAGCAGACGCGGCATTCACGTTGGAGACCTGGGATCACGAGGATAATTGTATTACCCTCAACTGTGTGAAAATGCGAAATGGTGCTATGACTTCATTTACATCAGTAGTAGATTGGGAAAGCCTGAAAATTGGCCCCGAGTCGGCTCTTACTCCGCAAGAGAGAGACGCCTCGGCTTCTAAAACTGGTGAAAGTATCAATGATATTTAAAAAAAGTTCTTGACTTTCCTCCTCCACTCTAGTATAATATTGTTTCTAGAGTGAAGGAGGTTTTTTTGGCTCCGTAAACGCAAAGAGGATTGTACATAGTGAACGTGGAAGAACTGCTAAAATCAAGGGATGTATATTTTATACCTAAAGGTGGAGACTTCTTAGTTTCCTGTCTTAACCCTGAACATGCAGACAGAAATCCTAGTATGAGGATTGACCAAATCACTGGCATATTTCAATGCTTTTCTTGTGAATTCAAAGGTAATTTGTTTACCTATTTTGGGGAAAAGGCAAATCAACTACAACTACGACGAGAACTTCTTAAAAAGAAACTTAAAGATAAGAGGTCGGAAAGTATTGGTTTGTCTTTTCCCAAAAATAGCATAGCATATACTGGAACATGGAGAGAGATTAAGCCTGAGACATACAAAAGGTTTGAAGCCTTTCAACACTCAGACGGAGACTTTATAGGTAGGATTAACTTTCCTATTAGGGATATTTCAGGCAGAATAGTAGCCTTCAATGGCAGACATACTACAAACGGTACGCCTAAGTATATGATCTCGCCTGCGGGTGCAAGGATGCCTTTATTCCCTATAGTTAAGCCGATACAAGGTTGTGTTATCTTAGTAGAAGGTATATACGACATGATAAACCTACATGATAAAGGATTAACTAATGCAGTTTGTACGTTTGGCACAAAGAACATCAATGAAGATAAGCTACGAATGCTTTCTATACAGGGAGTAGACACTGTAGATATATTCTTTGATGGAGATGATGCAGGACAAACAGCAGCAGAAAGAGTTAAGATAATGTGTGAAGAGGCAGAATTATTAACTAGAAATGTATGTTTAAAAGGCACAGACCCAGGAGCTTTAAAAGAAGCACAAGTAAGAAAACTAAAAGATAAATTATATAACTAGAGGTTATACATGACGAGCCCACGAGTCGCTCTAATAGAGACTAAGAGAAGTAAAACAAACTACAAATCTGAATTTGATCATGAGTTCGAATTTGACCAATATCAGCTATGTTCTAATCCTACCATTACGAAAGTACTGAAACGAGATTGTGACATAGAAATTAACATTGATGCCTATGACTGGATTATTCTAGTAGGTAGTGATGCTTTGAAATACTTTACCAAAATTAACTCAGTTACTGAATATTCTGGTAAGAAGGTAGATGAAAAATTTCTTCCTGTAATTAACCCCGCAATGTTAGCTTTTAAGCCAGAGGCTAGAGGTACATGGGAAACTTCACGCGATAATATCATTAAGCATATTAAAGGTGAGATTGAAGATGTAACTATTACTAGTGAAAATGCGTATGGCATTGAAAATACTGAAGAAGCTAATGCCTATATTCAAGCAGCAATTGATTCTCCTACAGAATATGTTGCTCTTGACTCCGAAACAACGGGTCTGTACCCACGAGATGGATACATGCTTGGAATATCTTTGTCTTACCAAAGAGACAAAGGTGTTTATATTAATACAGAGTGTTTTGATGAAAAAACTGAAGAGCTTCTTCAGCAGCTATTTGATAAGAAGATAGTAGTATTTCATAACGCTAAGTTTGACGTTGCTTTCTTTCAGTACCACTTTAACTTTAACTTTCCTCAGTTTGAGGACACAATGTTGCTCCATTACCTCATAGACGAGAATCCTGGAGGGCATGGCCTTAAGCAGCTATCTATTAAGTACACTCCATACGGGGACTATGAAAAGCCCATGTATGAGTGGATGGATAACTATAGAAGGGAGCATGGCATACTAAAAGACCAATTTACTTGGGATAGTATTCCTTTTGAGACTATGAAGACATATGCTGCGATGGACGCAGTATGTACCTTCCTGCTCTACGAAAAGTTTGTAAAGATTAAGCAGAACAAAAGACTGAAGAACGTCTACGATAATATATTGATACCTGGGTCTAAGTTTTTAACTGATGTTCAGGATAATGGAGTACCTTTTGACAGGGATAGACTTATTGTCTCGCAGGAGTTAATGCAAAAAGAAATTGATGAGGCAATTGCTCAGTTGTATAAACATCCTGCTATATCAAAATTTGAGACAATTAATGGAAAAACTTTTAACCCTAATAGCACTGTCCAGCTTAGATCTCTTTTGTTTGACTTTCTTGGTCTACAGCCTACGGGAAAGAAAACTGGTACAGGAGCAGCTTCGACAGATGCGGAAGTTCTTGGAGAGCTGGCCGAACAGTCAGAAGTACCAAAACTTATCCTTGCCATACGACAAAAGTCGAAAATCAAGAATACTTACTTGGATAAAATCATACCGCAACTGGACAGAGATTCTAGGCTTCGTACAGGGTTTAACTTACATAGTACTACTTCTGGTCGCCTTAGCTCTAGTGGTAAGCTCAATATGCAGCAACTACCTAGAGATAACCCTATAGTAAAGGGGTGTATTAAAGCTGCCCCAGGACATAAGATTGTAGCAATGGACTTAACAACAGCAGAAGTATATGTTGCAGCCATTCTAGCAGAAGATAAAGCACTCATTGAAGTGTTCCGTAGTGGAGGTAACTTTCATAGTAGTATTGCGAAGAGAGTATTTGGTCTACCATGTGATGTAGAAGATGTTGCAGAGTTGTACAAAGATAAAAGACAGGCTGCTAAAGCAGTAACATTTGGTATTATGTATGGAGCTGGCCCTAAGAAGATTAGTGAGCAAGTAACAAAGGATTCGGGCAAGTACTTTAGCCCGCAAGAGGCCACAGAAGTAATTACTGAGTACTTTAATGAGTTCCACAAGCTAAAAGAATGGATAACTAATAATCAGACTTTTATTGCGGCAAATGGATTTATTTATAGTTACTTTGGCCGTAAAAGGAGATTACCCAATGTCGGATCTACTGACGCAGGTATTAAAAGTCATAGTATTAGGTCTGGTCTTAACTTTTTGGTGCAGTCTGCTGCTTCTGATATTAACTTATTAGGCGCTATAGATATGGGAGCACACATTAAGGCGAAGAAAATGAAAGCTCGAATATTTGCTTTAGTACATGACTCTATTCTAGCAGAAGTGCCAGATGATGAAGTAGATTCATATGTAGAACAGTTACAGAAGTATATACAAATGGATAGAGGATTGTCTATCCCAGGTGCCCCAGTTGGTTGTGATTTTGAGATTGGGGATGATTATTCAATGGGTAAATTCGAGAAGATATATGGTTGACCAAGCAAAGGCCAATGAATTAGCGGAATACCTAGGATTATCTGGGTATGGTGCAGTAATTAATGTAGGCTCTTATAGAGACATAGTATTGTCTACAGATGGAGTAGGTACTAAGCTATTAATTGCTGAGTACTTTAATAAGTTTGATACTGTAGGTATTGACTTAGTAGCAATGTGCGCTAATGATATATTATGTGTTGGTGCTCGCCCTCACAGCTTTTTAGACTATTATGCTACAGGTTCTCTGAACATGGATAAAAGTAAAGAGATTCTAGGGGGTATTATAAAAGGCTGTGAGTTAGCGGGCTGTAAGTTAGTAGGTGGAGAAACTGCTCAGTTAAACCCAATGTTCTTTAAGAAGGCTTGGTTTGATTTAGCTGGTTTCATCATGGGAGTAGTAGTACAAAGACTTCCTTCACCTTTCATAGCTGTAGGAGACTATGTTGTAGGTATTCCTAGTAGTGGAGTTCATAGTAATGGTTTTACCACTATTAGGATGAATGTAAAGGAATGGACAGAAGACTTGCTCACTCCCACCAGAATATATACCAATGAGATTATGAATAATCTGACTCATATTAAAGCATGTGCTCACATAACAGGCGGAGGTATTCATGGGAACTTGCCACGGGTGCTCAACGGCTTTAACTATAGTATCGACCTTACACTTGACCCTTATTGGAAGAACCTTAAGAAATTAGTAGGAATGAGCACAGCGCAGATGGAGAATACGTTTAATTGTGGCTGGGGGATGTTATTAGTAGTAAGTGACCCAGATATGTTAGATATACCAGATGCTAAAGTACTTGGACGAATAGTACCATAATAGTCACATATAAAACAGCCCATAAGTTAAAGTTTCCAGTATATTTGTTACCCTCAGATAACTGGATGCTGGCTGATGGACTATTATTTATAGATAGTGCCTTATTAGATGACAAAAATATGCCAGGAGCTACTTTAGGGATTCGTAGAGCACAAAGCCCTCATAGAAAGCAGTATAAGTTAAAAAGTGCAGTATTTAGTCACAATGGTATATTAAAGCAGTACACAAAGTATTTTATAGATAGTAACGGTATGCCCTTTATTTATGAGAAAACAAAGTTATTAAAGCTATCGTACTTACCAATTAAAAAAGTGATACAAAAGGATGTGGCTTCACTTTTATATGTGAAAGGGTCTAAAAGCCCTTTTACTATACCACGGCCTCCCGAACAAGGAATGACTTGGGCTGGCATTCTGCATCTAAATGGATTTCCCTGGATGCTATATGAGTATTCTGACAAGAAACTCAAAGACACTCATAGAAAAGTGTAGGAACTTATGGCTAAAAAAAATCGCACAATAGCAGGGGCTAGTCTAGACCTGAGAGACATCGAACCTCTTACTAGAAATCAATTAAAGGTTTTTGAGTCAAATAAAAACCTAGTATTGCACGGACTAGCAGGAACAGGTAAAACTTTTATATCTTGTTATCTAGCATTTGACGATATGCTAAAGGATGAATACGACCGATTAGTAATTATTCGTAGTGCAGTACCAACAAGAGATATTGGCTTTTTACCTGGGAATGAGAAAGAGAAGTCTTCTGTCTATGAAGAACCTTACAAAGATATTTGTATTGATCTATTTGGACGGGGTGATGCATACCAGATACTGAAGACTAAAAATATTGTAGACTTTATGACAACTTCCTTCATTCGTGGTATTACGCTACGGAATGCAGTAATTGTTATTGATGAGTGTCAAAATATGTCTTTTCACGAGTTAGATTCTATTATTACTCGTATGGGTGAGAATTGTAGGGTTATATTCTGTGGAGACTTTAGACAGGCTGATTTGAAGAGTGGTCAGAGTGGTATGTTAGACTTTCTTCATGTTTTAAAACGCATGGAAGAGTTTGATTTTATCGAGTTCGAGGTAGAAGATATTGTTCGCAGTAGCTTCGTTAAAAACTACATTATAGCAAAAAATGAACTAGGATTATGAGCAAAGCAGTTATCAGCAATAGAATTTATATGGATTGTTCCCCTGAGTTGCAGTTAGAACTTGATAGGGAGCTTACATATACAATTCCATCATATAACCCTTTAGACCCGCCCCAAGTTATTAAAACTATGGGGCTGATTAGAAGTGGTGTGGTATCGTTACCTATAGGTCGTACTGATTTAATACCAGCGCACTATAGAATAATTGATAACCGGCTTTTTAAGCCAGTAGAATTTCCTGAGTTTAGGTTTCCTCTACGGGATAGTCAACAGAAGGTTTATGATGAAATTGATGATAACGCTATAATTAATGCCTGGGTGAGCTGGGGTAAGACTTTCACAGGTCTTGCTATAGCCGGTAAGCTAGGGCAGAAGACTCTCATAGTAACACATACTGTGCCTTTGAGAAATCAATGGGCAAAGGAAGTGGAGAAGGTTTATGGGTTTACGCCAGGTATAATAGGTAGCGGTAAGTTTGAGATTGATAATAAGATTGTTATTGGCAATACTCAGAGCTTATACCGAAACATTCCCAAAATTCGAAAGGAGTTTGGAACTATTATACTTGACGAAATGCACCATGTTAGCAGCCCTACGTTCTCTAAGATTATAGATACAAACTACTGTAGGTATAAGATAGGGTTATCTGGCACCATAGAACGAAAGGATGGAAAGCATGTTGTGTTTAGAGATTTCTTTGGTAGTAAAATCTTTAGACCTCCAAAGGAAAACTACATGGTGCCTAGCATTCATCTAGTAAAATCAGAAATACGATTTATGGATGGGGCTAGTATTCCATGGGCTAACAGAGTAACTAAATTATCAAATGATGAGGAATATCGTCATACGATAGCAATGCTGGCAGCGGCCTACGCCGCAAGAGGGCATAAAGTATTAGTAGTAAGCGACCGAGTCGCATTCCTCAGAGCTTGCGCCGAGCTGACTGGTGACAGAGCAGTTTGTGTTACGGGTGAGGTATCGCATGAGGACAGGGAGAAATTGGTAGAAGAAGTACTAAGTGGGAATAAGAATGTACTATATGGTACACAAGCAATTTTCTCGGAAGGTATTTCTGTAGATAGTCTAAGTTGTCTTATTCTAGCTACACCAGTTAATAACGAACCTTTATTAACACAGTTAATAGGTCGCGTAATACGGAAAAGGGAAGGTAAGGTAGACCCTGTTATAGTAGACATACACTTAAAAGGCAAAACTGCACAGCGGCAAGCCTCTAATAGAGTGGGGTACTACTTGAAAGAAGGCTACCACATGAAGTACCTTTGAAAAATAATTCTTGACAATTACCCTAAATAGGAGTATAATATTGTTCTTGTATGACTGGCAGAAGGTATATGATGAAGCAAAGGGCAGTGTTGCTTTATGTAATCGTATTATGGAAATGATTATAACCAAACGCATTCCAAAAAATACTTACGATCCAATATATAATCTTGCTACTAAGAATTTCTCAGGCGATAGTTTTCTGGTGCATCCAGACATACTATTGTTTGAGTCATATAAGTATTCGCACCGTGAGACTGCAGAATACTATGCCCTAGCTTCACTGCGAAGTTTGGGGGAATATATCGTCTCTCGAAAAGTAACACTAGATTTACTGCATGTTCCAGTAGATTTGGAGTTTATAAACAATAATAGACTACTGAGTATGGATGAGCATTCCGTTCATTTCTTATACGAAGAAGTCACTAAGGAGAATATACACTAATGGCTATATCATTTAACAATCAAAAAGGTTCTGCACAAAAATCAAGCATGGATACTTTCGTATTCAAAGATGGCGAAAACAAGATGCGCATCGTAGGTGACATTCTTGCTCGTTATGTTTACTGGATTGAAGGCGAGAACGGTAAAAACCTTCCACTAGAATGTCTGTCTTTTGATAGAAACGCAGAGCGTTTTAATAATGCAGAGAAAGATTGGGTTCGTGAGTATTACCCCGATCTTAAATGTGGCTGGTCTTACGCTACACAATGTATCGACCCTAACGATGGTAAGCTGAAAGTTGTAAACTTGAAGAAGAAGTTGTGGGAGCAGATTGTGCAGACAGCACAGGATGGTCTTGGAGACCCTACGGATGTTGTAGATGGATGGGATATTTGCTTTAAGCGAGTAAAAACTGGCCCACTCCCTTACAACGTAGAGTATCAGTTGCAAGTACTAAAGTGCAAAAATCGTCCTTTGAGCGAAGAAGAGATTGAAACAATTTCAGAGCTGAAGTCTATGGATGATGTTATGCCTCGCCCAACACCAGACGCACAGAAAGAACTTCTGGATCGTCTACGAACAGGCAGTAAAGATAACGATGATGAAATGTTAGAGTCTGAGTTTAAAGTAGGATGATTTTATTCACGGCAGATTGGCACATAAAGCTGGGACAGAAGAATGTCCCAGTAGCATGGGCATTAAATCGCTACAATCTATTCTTTCAACAAATCTATGATTTAGAGAAAGAGTGCAATATGCACATTATAGGTGGTGATTTATTTGATAGGCTGCCGAACATGGAAGAGTTGGAACTTTACTTTTCGTTTATTCGATCAGTAAAGATTCCAACCATTATCTACGATGGCAATCATGAAGCTACTAGGAAGAACAAGACATTCTTTACTCAGTTAAAACAAGTATCAAGGGATATTAATCCTTTGATACACATTGTTGATATTTCTTATATTGATGATGATTTAGGCTTTGGTATTCTGCCTTACGCAGATCTACATAGAAAAGACAGTGTTGAACATTTTGATAAGACTAAAGCACTGTTTACACATGTACGAGGTGAAATACCTCCTCATGTAAAGCCTGAGATTGATTTAGAAAGGTTTTCAGAGTTCCCTGTAGTTTTCGCTGGTGATTTACATGCACACAGCAATTGCCAACGTAACATAGTGTATCCAGGCAGTCCTATGACTACCTCTTTTCATAGAAGTGCAGTAAAGACAGGATATATTCTCATTAATGAACACGACTGGACTTGGTTGTGGGAGGCTTTCAATCTTCCACAGCTAATTCGTAAAACAGTAAGTAGTCAAGATGATATGATATCTACGCCTTATGACCATACTATATATGAAATACAGGGCGACATTCAAGACTTAGCAGGTATTAAGAACTCAGACCTTCTTGATAAGAAAGTAGTAGTTCGAAAATCAGAAGCAAGTCTTATTATTAGTAAAGATATGACTGTAGAAGAGGAGCTGATAGAGTACCTAAGCTACATATTAGAAATATCAGAAAATAAAATACCAGACATTCTAGGAACTTATAATGATTACGCTTCAAAAGCTGAAATGGGATAATTGCTTTAGCTACGGCTCAGGCAATGAGCTACAGCTAGATGAAAACATAGTAACACAAATTATCGGTACTAACGGTATGGGGAAGTCCTCCATACCGTTAATTATTGAAGAGGTTCTATATAATAAAAACTCTAAGGGTATTAAGAAGGCAGATATTCCAAATCGTTATATTAATAATGGCTATAATATCTACCTTTCCTTTGTCAAAGATGACGAAAGCTATGAGATAACAGTAAATAGAGGCTCTACTATTAAAGTAAAGCTGGAAAAAGCTGGAGAAGATATCTCTAGCCACACAGCTACAAATACTTATAAGTCTATACAAGATATTATAGGTATTGACTTCAAGACATTTTCACAGCTAGTATATCAGAATACGAATGCTAGTCTACAGTTTCTTACTGCTACTGACGCAAACCGTAAGAAGTTCTTGATAGATTTGTTGCACTTGGAACATTATGTCGAATTGTTCGAGATATTTAAAGAGGCATCAAAGCAATCAGGACTTAGTATTGCAAGTATAACTTCTAAGTTATTGACCGTAGAAAAATGGCTCGAAGATAATAAATTAGGGGATACCAATATAGTACCCCTGTTAGATTTTGATATTAATACATCCGAAGATGAGAAGGCATTGGCTTCTTTGACGATAGAACTTCAAAATATCTCGGAGAAAAATAAAAAAATCAGTAAAAATAATCAATATAAGGCTATTATAAGTACTATTGATATTGCAGCAATAACTGATTCTAGTGTTAAACAGTTAGAAAGCTATGATACTTTGCAGTCTGAAGTAGGTAGTCTAAACGCAGTCGCTGCGGGTGCTCAACGGCTTTTGAAAAAGCTGGAGGGATTGGGGGATACTTGTCCTACTTGTGAACAATCTGTTGATAATTCCTTCAAACAGGGTCTCATGGAGGCGGAAGTGGAGAAGAGTAGCTCCGCTAGTACTAAAATGAAGGAGTTGATGGATGAAATTGAAAGAATTAAAGCGAACAATAATGTCTACGCAGCTAATGCAAAGGCTAAGAAAGATTGGGAAGATTTGTACAGGTCTATTGACCACGGCTTACAAAGTGAGCCTGTGGACAAAGGACAGCTTGATAGTAGGATTTCTAGCTTACAGGAGACACTACAAAACGCAAAAGACACTATATCGAAACTCTCGAAGGAGAATGAACTAAGAACTAAGAAGAATACTAGAATACAAGTAATTCAGGAGCAAACAGATGCGTTTATTGAACAATTAAATGCCTGCCAAGCCGAGTTGGATGATTGTGTTAAATTAGATAATAATTTAGAAGTATTAAAGAAAGCCTTTAGCACTAATGGATTGTTAGCATATAAGATAGAAAACTTAGTGAAAGAGTTAGAAGAGCTAACTAATGAGTATCTTGGAGAACTTTCTGACGGTAGATTCACCTTAGAGTTTGTAGTTTCTAATGATAAGTTGAATGTGCAGATAACGGATAACGGTAATATAGTAGATATTCTAGCTCTTTCTTCTGGAGAGTTAGCTAGAGTTAACACTGCTACCCTTATCGCAATTCGCAAGTTAATGAGTAGTATTTCGAAGTCTAGAATCAATGTATTATTTCTAGATGAAGTCATCAACGTATTAGATGATGCAGGTCGCGAGAAGATGGTAGAAGTACTATTAGGCGAAGACCTGAATACTTACATTGTATCGCATGGATGGACGCACCCACTTCTTGAGAAAATAGAAGTGGTCAAGAACGGGAACGTTAGTGGATTAGAATAGTGGGAGCAGGTAGGAGAAGAGTTTGGTGGGCTTATGATGAGTGTAAACATCATGTAGAAGAAAACAAGTCATGTAGTTATTGTGGCAAGACAGAGGGAGATTATGGTAGATTCGAGAGCGAAGGGAGCGAGAGGGGAGTATCTAGTAAGGGACATGCTTCGAGAGTTAACAGGGCTGAAGTTTGAAAGAGTTCCCGCCTCAGGAGCACTTGAATATTTGAAGGGAGACTTATATGTTCCTAATCAAAGAAACCATTTCTGCATAGAGGTTAAGAACTACAAAGAGTCCCCACTTAGTGATAAAGTATTTACACAACCAAAAACAAATGATTTAATTCGTTGGTGGAAAAAGGTAGTAGTACAGGCAGACGGCGGAGACCAGAAGCCTTTATTATTTTTCAAATATGACCGCTCTAAAGTGTTTGTATGTACAGCCAAGAAACCAGAAGTATGCACAGAGTGGATGTATATCTCGTTTCTTGACTGCTACGCACTACTAGCAGAAGAATGGTTAAAGAATGAAGTAGTGGAGTTTATAGGTGGCTTTTAATTTTAATGAGATAGATGCAGGTTCAACACTTATAGTTGATGCTTTGAACTTAGCTTTTAGATGGAAACACGCAGGTAGAACAGACTTTCGACATGATTATGTTACAACAGTAAAATCTTTAGCAACGTCTTATAAATGTGGGAATGTGATTATCACAGCCGACTGGGGTTCGTCTAGCTACAGAAAAGAAATTTTACCCGAGTATAAGCAGAACCGAAAAGATAAATACGAGACACAAACAGAGGCAGAAGCACAGGCTTTCAAAGACTTTTTTGAAGAGTATGAAGAAACCTTAGAGTTACTAGCAGAGAGTTATAAAGTGATTCGTTTTCAAGGTGTAGAGGCAGATGATCTTGCTGCCCACCTAGTAAAACATAAGAACAAGTATAAATTAAATAATATTTGGCTAATATCTAGTGACCGAGATTGGGACTTACTAATCCAAGATGGAGTAAATAGGTTCTCTTATGTCACTAGAAAAGAAATAACAGTAGAGAATTGGTCTGAGCATTACGGTGTTTCTCGTGAGGAGTATATATCCTTTAAGTGCCTAACTGGCGATAAAGGAGATAACGTACCAGGCATTAATGGTATTGGCCCAAAACGTGCAGAACAGTTAATAAAAGAGTATGGGGACGCTATGACAATCTATGATAGCATACCTATTCCAGGACATTACAAGTATATTCAAGAGTTGAATGCTAATGCAGAAATTTTACTCAAGAACTATGAGTTAATGGATTTAATAACATATTGCGACGATGCAATAGGGGCTGATAATTTGTCAGAAGTAACACGGAGAATGCTCGATGCAGCTTAACTATAACAGGGATAAATACTTATCAGAATTTAGTATTAAAACACTAGAGGATAGATATTTGATTGAAGGGGAAACTTCTCCCCAAGACGCATTTGCTAGAGCAGCTAAAGCCTTTTCTGATGATGAAGCACACGCGCAGAGGCTGTACGATTATGCAAGTAAATTATGGTTTATGTTTTCTACACCCATTCTTAGTAATGGCGGTACAAATCGTGGACTTCCAATTAGCTGCTTTCTAAACTACGTTGAAGATAGCCGACAAGGGCTTACAGGCCATTACACTGAAAATGCTTTTCTTTCAAGTGTAGGTGGCGGGATTGGGGGATGTTGGAATGACATTCGCTCAGTAGGAAGTAAAACCTCTGCGGGGTCAGAGAGTACTGGAGTAATACCATTTCTAAAGGTAGTTGATGCAGAAATGTTAGCATTTTCACAAGGTGTAACTAGACGAGGTAGCTATGCAGCATATTTGGACATATCACATCCTGAGATTGAAGAATTTTTGGATATGCGGAAACCAACAGGTGGTGACGTTAACAGGAAATCCACTAATTTACATCATGCCGTTACTATATCTGATGAGTTCATGAATCTGATTGAACAAGCTACAAGAGTAGAAGGATTTGATGATTCATGGAACTTAATTGACCCACATACGCAAAAGGTAGTAAAAACTGTATCTGCTAAAACTCTTTGGGTAAAGCTGATTCAGAATAGAGTAGAGACAGGCGAACCATATATTATGTTTAAAGATACGGTTCAAGCGGCCCTTCCAGACTTTCAAAAAAAGCTTGGGCTACAAGTACATCACTCAAATTTGTGCTCTGAGATTACACTTGCTACTGATAATGAGCGTACAGCAGTATGTTGTTTATCTAGTGTAAATTTGGAAGAATATGATGAGTGGAAGAACAATGACCAATTCATTCCTGACCTAGTACGTATGTTAGATAATGTATTGACTTTCTTCATAGCAAATGCTCCAGCAGAGTTACACAGAGCAAAGTTAAGTGCAGAAAGAGAAAGAAGTATTGGTCTAGGAGCTATGGGCTTTCATGCTTATCTACAAAGACACAATATAGCTTTTGAAGGGGCACTTGCAAAAGGTGCAAACATTAAAATGTTCAGTAGGATTAAATCGGAGGCAGTTCGTGCAACAAAACAACTCGCAGTGGAAAGAGGTGCATGTCCAGATGATACTTCTGGCACTGTACGTAACGCTCACCTTCTTGCTGTTGCTCCTAATGCCAGCAGCAGTATTATATGTGGTAATACAAGTCCTAGTATCGAGCCTTACAGAGCTAATGCATTTACTCAGAAGACAAAAAGTGGTTCAAGCCTTCTTAAAAATGAGTATTTGGAATTCGCTTTGGATGAAATGGATAAAAATACGGACGAAGTTTGGAAAAGTATAATCACAAACGGAGGCTCAGTACAGCATCTAGACTTCTTAGACGACTATACTAAAGAAGTATTTAAAACAGCAGTAGAGTTAGACCAGAGATGGCTTATTGAATTTGCAGCAGATAGACAAGTTCTTATATGCCAAAGTCAGTCTTTAAACGTATTTTTCCCTGCAAACATATCAAAGCAAGAGTTGCACGCAGTACATATGATGGCTTGGAAGAAGAAAGTAAAGACTCTATACTACTTGCGTAGTGAAGCGATGAAACGAGCTGAGAACGTATCAGATGAAGTACTAAGACAATATTTATTGGAAAGCATAGACGATGAAGGTTGTCTAGCGTGTGAGGGGTAGAGATGAGTTTACTAGAAGAAAGAGAGTATTATAAACCTTTTAATTACCCTTGGGCTTTTGAGCACTACAAAGCACAACAACATATGCATTGGCTACCTGATGAAGTTAACCTAGCAGATGATTTAAAAGATTATAGAGAGAAGATGACTGATGGCAATAAGAAACTTATTGCTAATATCTTTAGATTCTTTACACAGGCTGATGTGGATGTATGTTGTGGATATGCTACGCATTATCTACCTACATTCAAGCAGCCTGAAGTAAGAATGATGTTATCTGCTTTTGCAGCAATGGAAGCAGTACATCAAGAAGCATATTCATTATTGCTAGAAACCCTTGGGTTTGGTGATGATGAATACCAGAAGTTCTTTGAACATAAAGAAATGCTGGACAAGCATGAGTACTTAAGTAACTTTGGTATGGAAACTAAGATGGACATAGCTAAAACTATGGCTATCTACTCCGGTTTCACCGAAGGTGTGCAATTGTTTAGTAGTTTTGCAATTCTACTAAATTTTCCACGACATAACTTAATGAAGGGTATGGGGCAGATTGTAACTTGGTCTGTGCGGGATGAGAGTTTACATGTAGAAGGTATGAGCCGACTATTTAGGACTTTTATTCAGGAAAACCCAGAACTATGGACTGATGACTTAAAGTACCAAATTTATTGTGCGGCGGAGCGTACAGTAGAGCTAGAAGATGCGTTTATTGACCTTTGTTTTGAAGGAGCTGATGTACCTGATTTAACTCCTGAAGAAGTAAAAGGATATATTCGTTATATTGCAGATCGCAGACTATTAGGACTAGGCTTGAAGAAGATCTTTGGAAGTGAGAAGAATCCTTTGGATTGGCTAGACTATATGTTAAACGGCGTTGAACACGCTAACTTTTTTGAAAACCGAGCCACCGAGTATTCTCGCGCGAGCACTACCGGTAACTGGCAAGATATCTTTAAATAAATAGGAACCTATATATTATGGCAGAAGTAACAGAAAATGCAGTACAGACCATTACCTTCAACGACAAAGAGTATAAAGTCGATGAACTTAGTGAAAAAGCGAAGTATATCATTAGTCAAATCAGTGATTTACAGCAACAGGGGTCACAGTCTCGAGCTAGACTAGACCAGATTGAGGTCGCTACTCGCGGCTTTACAGACCTGCTAGGTAAGGAGCTGGAAGCTCCCTTGGAAGGTGAGGTAGTAGAGTAAATAAAAAGGGGCTTTGCAGCCCCTTTTTTATGCTCTTTACCAGGGCAGGCCAGCTTGTGTTATCGGAGCCTTCTGAGCCTCTATCTGAGTTGACAAAGATGCTTCGGCAGCGTCCTTGTCCAGAGCTGCATAGACCCATTCAAGTACCTGAGCCTCCGTCAGGGCTTCAAAGGCTATAAAGCCTTCTGCTGTTGGGTCAGGTGTAAAAGAGCAGGTGCCGTATGAGCTGGCTGAGTATTCACCGTCGGAGAGTGTGGCTCTCCAGTGGGTGATAGTCACTCCGCCATCTGCTGTGGTTCTTTCGAGTTGTGCGATTGTCCATTGTGTTGTCATATTATTTTGCTCCTTTGAGGGTCATTTAAGTCTCCTTTATTGTGGTTTTGTTGGCCATACAATATTAAATGGAAATTCGGGCTGCTCGCTTAAGTCACGCAACTCTTGTCGGTACACTGTGTATATATTAGATATATCATCACTCACATCTTTAAATTGAGTCCAATCGCTTTCAACTAATAGACGATATCGATTAGCTCTAACTTCTGCCGCATGTGTATCATACACTACTTGGACTTCGTCGGTGGTAAGTTCTTGAACTTCCCACTGTTGGGTCCAAACTCCCTCAATTAGAATTGGTTGCAGTTCGACACACTTTTGAAGCAGCGCATCGTATTCTGGACATTGAGTGGCAAAGACTCTATGAATCCCAAAGTCTATTAATAGTGAAAACTCGGACTCTATATTATTTGGAAAGCTAGTATTCGGGTTTTCACTATACACCAAATTTATGTTGTATGGATATACAACAAGCTCATTGTTATCAATTTTTAAAAACATATAATCTCCTTTTCGTTTAACTAGTTATTATTCTGCCGGTAAAGCCGACAGCACAGAGCTGAGTTCCTGTCCATGTAATATCATTAAATGAATCGGTCGTCCAGCTGGTTCTAGTAGTCCAGGTGATGCCATCGGGACTAGTTCTGATTGTAGCAGAATTACCAACAAGACAGAACTGAGTGCCTGACCAAGTGATAGCGTTCAGTGTTTGTGTTGTTCCGCTAGTTCTACTAGTCCAGGTGATTCCGTCAGGACTGGTTTTGATCATACCACTTTGACCGACAAAACAGAACTGTGTTCCAGACCAGACTACTTCATTTAATGTGCTTCCCGTTCCGCTAGTTCTGAGAGTCCATGTAACTCCATCAGAGCTGGTTATTACTCTTCCACTTGCACCGACAGCACAGAATTGAGTTCCAGTCCATACAACTCCATATAATGCTGAAGTGGTCCCACTTGTTCGAGTAGTCCAGGTGATTCCGTCAGGACTAGTTCTTATCGTACCACTAGCCCCAACAACACAGAACTGAGTTCCTGACCAAGTAACATCGTACAGTATTGCGGTCGTTCCGCTGGTTCTAGTAGTCCAGGTGATGCCATCGGGACTAGTTATGATCGTACCACTAGCCCCAACAACACAGAACTGAGTTCCTGACCAAGTAACGCTGTACAGTATTGCGGTCGTTCCGCTGGTTCTAGTAGTCCAGGTGATTCCGTCAGGACTGGTTAGAAGCCGTCCGAGCGCCCCGACAGCGCAGAACTGAGTGCCTGACCATGCGACGTTCTGAAGTGCCTGGTGAGTTCCGCTGGTTCTAGTGGTCCAGGTGATGCCATCAGGGCTAGTTCTTACTATGGTGCAGTCACCCACAGTGAGGAATTGAGTGCCTGTCCATGCGATTCCGCGAATATTTTGTGTATCCGTTCCGTAGGTATTGGTATTACCAAATCTAAGAGTCCATGTAATGCCATCGGGGCTAGTTATGACCATACCGGAATAGCCATTATCTCCACCAACAGCACAGAACTGAGTGCCTGTCCAAGTAACATCGTATAATCCTCGAACGTACCCGCTTGTTCTAGTAGTCCAGGTGATGCCATTAGAGCTGGTTAAGGTTGTGCTCGCATTACCAATAGCACAAAACGTACTTCCAGACCAAGTGACGTCATTTAATGTTTCGCTGGTACCGCTTGTTTGTGTTGTCCAGGTGATGCCATTGGTACTAGTTTTTATCGTACCGAGAGCACCAACAATACAGAACTGAGTTCCTGACCAAGTGACGCCATATAATGTGCTAGTCGTTCCGCTAGTTCTAGTAGTCCAGGTGATGCCATTGGTACTAGTTCTTATCGTACCACTAGCCCCAACAACACAGAACGTACTTCCAGACCAAGTAACATCGTAGAATGTGCTAGTCGTTCCGCTAGTTCTAGTAGTCCAGGTGAGGTTATCGGGACTAGTTATGATCGTACCACTATTTCCGACAGCGCAGAACTGAGTGCCTGTCCATGTAATGCCCCTTAATGTGCTTGCCGTTCCGTTGCTCCTAGTAGTCCAGGTGATGCCATTAGAGCTGGTTAAGCTTGCACTATTTAATCCTACGATATAAAACTGTGTTCCAGACCAAGTGACGCCCTTTAATGTGCTAGTCATTCCGCTAGTTCTAGTAGTCCAGGTGATGCCATTGGTACTAGTTTTTAGCGTACCACTATTTCCAACAACACAGAACTGAGTTCCTGACCAAGTGACATCGTTTAGTGTTTGTGATGTTCCGCTAGTTCTGAGAGTCCAGGTGATTCCGTCAGGACTGGTTTTGATCCTACCACTAGCTCCAACTAGACAGAACTGAGTTCCTGACCAAGTGACGCCATATAATGTGCTGGTCAATCCGCTGCTCCTAGTAGTCCAGGTGATTCCGTCAGGACTGGTTTTGACCTTACCACTAGCTCCAACAATACAGAACTGTGTTCCAGACCAA